TAATGATTTACTCCCTTGTAAGGTATTATGTAGATAAAGGACAAAAAATTCTTTTAGTTGTTCCAACGACATCTCTTGTAGAGCAGATGTACAAGGATTTTGAAGATTATGGTTGGGATGCTGAGTCATATTGCCATAAAATTTATTCGGGTAGAGAAAAAACGAACGAACACCCAGTTACGATTACTACTTGGCAATCAGTATATAAACTAGAACGTTCGTTTTTTGAAGACTATAATGTAGTTATGGGAGATGAAGCTCATTTATTCAAGAGCAAGTCGTTGATTGATATTATGACCAAACTCCACCACGCAAAGTATCGTTTTGGATTTACAGGAACTCTAGATGGTACTCAAACTCATAAATGGGTCTTGGAAGGACTGTTTGGACCTTCATATAAAGTTACTAGAACTTATGAACTGATGCAGCAAGGGCATATTTCTCAACTAGATATTCAATGTATTGTTCTTAAGCACTCCCCACAAAAGTTTGAAACTTATGAGGACGAAATTCAATATTTAATTTCTCAAGAGCAAAGAAATAAATTTATCACAAACCTTTCCTTAGACTTAAAAGGAAATACTCTTGTATTATTTTCAAGAGTTGAGGCGCATGGTGCAGTTTTATATGAAAGAATAAATAATAATAAGCGAGGTGATCGCAAAGTATTTTTTATTCATGGTGGAGTTGATACTGAAGAAAGAGAATTAGTTAGAGAAATTACAGAGAGAGAAAACAATGCAATTATTGTTGCTTCTTATGGTACTTTTAGTACTGGCATTAATATTAAAAATTTGCACAATGTAATCTTTGCCTCACCAAGTAAATCTAGAATTAGAAACTTGCAATCAATTGGAAGAGTTTTGAGAAAAGGAAAAAATAAAGTAAAAGCAGTTCTTTATGATATTGCAGATGATTGTACTTACAACTCTAGAAAAAATTATACTCTAAATCACCTAATAGAAAGAATTCGCATATACAACGAAGAACAATTTAACTATGAAATTATTACAGTACAACTTAAGAAGAAATGATTGAAGAAGACTTTTTTTGTACAATAAAACTTAAAACCGGTGAAGAAATCTTTGCCAAAGTAGCAGCTTCTGAGGAAGAAGATAGAACCATTCTAATAGTATCAAATCCAATTATTATTTGTGAGATTAAAGGAAGATCTGGAATAGTGGGATATAAAGTAGAACCATGGCTTAAAACAACCAAGGAAGATATGTTTATTATTAATCTTAATGATGTATTAACTCTATCTGAATCTTCTGATATTGAAATGATTATGATGTATCAAACTTATATTCGTCAATCTGATAAAGAAAGAAACAATCAGTCTAAGTTAAATCGTAGAATGGGTTATATATCTAACGTCAATGATGCTAAAGAGCTCTTAGAGAAACTCTATAAAAGTAGCTAAGCTATCCCTATCAACCCCGACAAAGGTTATTGTACATGGTTTTGAACACCTTGTCAAGCATTCGTGTAGGTGGTATAATCTATACATAATAATGATAAAAACTTATGATTACCACAGCAGTTATGACCAAGAGAAAGAGGTCAGAGCATTATGTAAACAATAAAGAGTTTCTTGCTGCTCTCATTAAGTACCGTGAGGATGTAGAAATAAGTTTCATTAGGAAGTATGGTAGAGAACTGACTAAAGAGGATCGTGCTACAACTTGGGACACAAAACCTCCTATTCCTCGCTACATTGGAGAGTGCTTCCTAAAGATTGCTAATCACCTCTCATTCAAACCAAACTTCGTTAACTATATGTTTAAGGAAGATATGATTTCTGATGGGATTGAGAACTCTGTTCAATATATCCATAATTTTGATCCAGAGAAGTCTCAAAATCCTTTCGCATATTTCACACAAATTATTCATTATGCTTTTCTTCGTCGTATTCAAAGGGAAAAGAAACAACTAGAAATTAAAAATAAAATTCTAGAACGTTCTGGATTTTCTGAAGTATTTGACGACAACGGTTCTGATGGAAGCAACTATTCCGATTATAACTCAATAAAAGATAATATCCACAGCAAGTTGCGTTATTGATTTGTGAATATTCTTAACTGTCTTGACCCCAATAATATTCTGTGCTATACTTAAAATCTACTAGTACTTAATATGACCCTCGTAGCAATTATTTCGGATCAGCATTTCGGATGTCGTAAAAATTCTAAACTATTTCATGATTATTTCCTAAACTTTTACAATGAAGTGTTTTTCCCGACGCTGGAACAGTACGGGATTACCACAGTTGTAGATATGGGAGATACTTTTGATAGTAGAAAAGGAATTGACTTCTCCGCATTATCCTGGGCGAAAGATAACTACTACGACAGGCTTCAGCAAATGGGCATAAGGGTCCATACTATTGTGGGGAACCATACAGCATACTACAAAAATTCTAATCACGTAAATGCTGTAGATTTACTTCTTCGTGAGTATGATAATGTATCAGTTTATTCAAAACCAACCGAAGTAAAACTGGGAGATCTAAATACTCTCTTTATTCCATGGATCAATCAAGAAAATGAAGAAGAAACTCTTAAATGTATTAAAAAGACAACTTGCAAAGTGTCGATGGGGCACCTTGAATTTCAAGGATTTAGAGTTAATAAACAAGTCGTCATGGAACATGGTTTGGATAGCAAGTTATTTGAGAAGTTCCAACGTGTCTTCTCTGGACACTATCACACTAGATCGACTAATGGCACAGTCTTCTATCTAGGAAACCCCTATGAGATTTACTGGACTGATGTAGGAGATACTCGCGGTTTTACTATTTTTGATACAGAAACTCTAGAACATACTCATATCAATAATCCATATAGGATGTTTTATAACATTTACTATGAGGATACAAACTATCAAACATTCGATACTCGTGAGTATGAGAACAAAATTGTAAAAGTTATTGTCCGTAAAAAAACTGATACTAAAAAATTTGAAAAGTTTATTGATAAACTTTATGCTTCTAATATCGCGGAACTCAAGATTATTGAAAACTTTGATATCCAAGAACCTCAAGAATTTGAAGCATTTGAAAGTGAAGATACTATTTCAATCTTGAATAGATATATTCAGGAGGCAGAAATTAGTCTTGATAAATCAATCGTTCAAAAAATGATACAGGAAATATATCAAGAGGCATGTGAATTAGTTTAAATGTTTATTCTAACAATTAATGGTAGAGAAACTGAAGGTGCATATTCTGTAGTAGATGATGAAGGAGAGCATATTCTTTATCTATTTCAGGAAGAGGACGATGCTGTTCGCTATGCCATGATGTTGGAAGAAGATGATTATCCAGAAATGCATGTAATTGAAATAGAAGATGAGGTGATGATAAAAACTTGTGAAATGCATGGATATCAGTATACTATTATTACTCCAGACGATATTGTAATTCCCCCAAACACTGAACATGATTACATTTGAAACTATATCTTGGCGAAATTTTTTAAGCACTGGACAACAACCAACCACAATAAACCTTAACAAAAACAAAACTACACTGATTATTGGTTCTAATGGTGCAGGTAAAAGTACTGTATTAGATGCTCTATGTTTTTCTCTATATAATAAACCATTTAGAAAAATTAATCGCCCACAATTAATTAATTCTGTTAATGATAGAGATGTTCTTGTTGAAGTTAATTTCAGTGTAGGTAAGACAAAATGGAAAATAGAAAGGGGAATTAAACCTAATATTTTTAAAATATACCGCGATGGTAAAGAACTTGATCAAAAAGCGTCTGCAATTGACCAGCAAAAATGGTTAGAGCAGAATGTCCTCAAAATGGACTTTCGCAGTTTTACCCAAGTGGTTATTCTTGGATCGAGTACTTTTGTCCCCTTTATGCAACTCTCTGCAGCTAACCGCAGAGAAGTAATTGAAGATCTTCTTGATATTAAGATTTTTTCTTCAATGAATACGGTTATTAAAGAAAAAATTCGTTCCATTAAAGACGATATTAAAGTTTTAGAACTAAAAAAAGAATCTTTGCTTGATAAAGTAAAGATGCAAGAGGAGTTTATTGAAGAACTGGAGAATAGGGGAAAAGATAATATTAAAGAGAAAGAAGAAAAAATTTCACAACTTCTTGCTGAAGAAAATAACTGGATGAATGTCAACGAAGATAAAAATAAAGAGGTTGAATTACTTCAAAAGAATTTGGAGAAGTATACTGGAGCAACAGATAAACTTCGTAAACTGGGAAATCTAAAAGGCAAAATTTCCAATAAAGTATCTACTATTACAAATGAACATAAGTTCTTTACAGAGAATACGGTATGCCCTACATGCACACAGTCGATTGAAGAGACATTTAGAATAAATAGAATTAAGGACGCTCAAGATAAAGCAAAAGAGTTGCAATCTGGTTATAAAGAACTGGAGGAGGCAATTAAAGAGGAAGAGGAGCGAGAGCGTCAATTCACTACTCTATCGAAGGAGATTTCACAACTAACGAATGGCATTTCTCAAAACAATATTCGGATTAGCGGATTACAAAAACAAATCCGAAATCTTGAACATGAAATTCAAGTTCTTACCGAGAACCTTGCAAACCGAAATACTGAACATGAGAAACTAGAATCCTTCAAAGACAACTTAAAAACTACATACGACGAACTCGCTTCTAAAAAAGACACAATCAACTATTACGATTTTTCGTATAGTCTACTTAAAGACGGTGGAGTAAAAACCAAAATCATTAAGAAGTATCTACCGTTGATAAATCAGCAAGTTAACCGTTATCTCCAGATGATGGATTTCTATATTAACTTCACGCTTGATGAGGAATTTAACGAAACCGTCCAGTCTCCTATTCACGAAGACTTCTCTTATTCTTCTTTCAGTGAAGGAGAAAAACAAAGAATTGACCTTGCTCTTCTATTCACCTGGAGAGAAGTTGCAAGAATGAAAAACTCAGTCAATACAAACCTTATGGTGCTTGATGAAGTTTTCGATAGTTCTCTAGATTCCACAGGGACAGAAGAGTTCCTTAAGATTATTCGTTATGTGGTCAAAGATGCAAATATCTTTGTTATCTCTCACAAGACTGGTTTAGAGGACAGATTCCAAAGTGTCCTACGTTTTGAGAAAGTCAAAGGTTTTTCCCGTATGACCTCCTAATCTGGAGGTTTTTTTTTTATAAATACCTAAAAAGTATTAGTAAAAAATGAACTCTAAGGAATACTGGGGATTGATGGAGGCATATTCTGAAGTTTATGCTTCTACGGAACAACTTGATGAAGGCATGACGATGAAGGACTTCAAGGCAAATCGTAAGAAGAATGAGCGTAGAGCTGCTTCTGCTGATGCTAAATCTAGAGG